ACTGCTGCCTTACCAGCTAATTTGGCACCTCCGACTGCTGCTTTACCAGCAACCTTAGCACCTGCTCCAACTGCCTTCCTTAAACCTCTGCCGATAGCACCAGCAGCACGACTTAGAAGACCAGGTTTTTTCTCTCCACCACCACCAGATGAAGACCCACCAGTTGTAGTGGGTGTACGACCGCCAGATGAACTGGGAGAAGTACCTGTAGAAGAACTTGATGATGAACCACCAGTGCGAGCACCACCTCCTCCACCTCCAGAGGATGAACCACTTAGTCCACGTTGTCTGCCTTGAGAAAATTCTCTTGAAGCAGCCTTACCTGCACGTTGTGCAAGACCTGATGCATAACCTGCACCACGAACTGCACCTTTAGCGGCTGTTTTAGCACCAGCTTTGACTGCTGATCCTACCTTTCTTGCTGCACCTGCAAGTCTACTCATACGACTTGCTTTAGGTGACGCTGCTGCCTTCTTTTGTGGGGCTTGAACAGCAACGTTTGGCATTGCGGAATGTTGTGAAGGTGCTTCCATCAATACCTCTGTACCAGTCAAAACGTCAACCGCTTCAACTAGCAATTCCTCGGTTTCTAACCCTTCCAGTGCTTCGAAGATCAAATTCTCCAGATCTTCATCAGTCAACAGGTCAAAGTCTTCACCTAATTCTTCTACGACATCGGAGACCCAATCGTATGATACGTCTTCTTTTTGTACGACATTGGTACCAGTACCTTGAACTCCTTTGAAACCTACTTTCTTTGCGTCGCCCTTCGCTTCGATGGACTTCATTGCAGGTGAAGTAGAACCTGTAGTAGATGGCTTCTCTTTAATAGAATCAATCTTACCACTAGCAGCACTAGGCTTTGCCTTAATGGTATTTGCCAACGCAGTTTCTGCCAAGATCACTTGTGCGATCGCATACTGTGCATTGGATTTCAAATGCTCATTAATATAAGTCGCAACGTCATCTCCCTTGTAATTGTGTTGAGCATACTCAACAACATAGACAGTTGACTGTACATCCTGTGGATTATATTTGATAAGCTTTGAAGCTAATTTTAGATCCATCTTACTAATTCTTTGTAAAAACTATTTAGTTGAGGTTACTTTTCTGAAGTTACTAAACTTCTTAACTCCCTGTCCTGGTGTCATTGCTTGGACTGCCTGTCTGTATGTGTCAGTACCGACTTTCCAAGTATTACCTGATCCGTCATCAGCAGAGAAGTTAGTTTGATCCCTTACCTTTGTAGCATCAGCGACTTCCATTAGAGAAGTTAACCATACTTTAAATTCCCAACCGTGCTCATCCTCGAAGATAGCATAGTTAGTTCCACGTAGTTTGATATGACCACGAACACCTGTATCAGTGTGTTCAACTAGAGTACCTAAAGCAAATACCTCATTGGATATATATGCTTCACGCAAGTCATCTTGTGCTAGTTTAGGTGCGATCTGCCACAATTCTGTGACTGGTTCTGCGACCTCAACCTCTGGAGGTAATCCCATACCGACACGTACTTCCTTCATTAAACCTTTGACATCCTTAAATCCGCTTGGTACACCTTCAGCAAATGCTTCAAGGTTTCCTTCGGCAGCAAACGCACGCATCTTAGATGCACTCATACCCTCAACACCATCGGCATCAGGGTCTCTTTCACCAGCAGATACAACTGCTAGTTCTTCGAAATCATATGCTACACCGTTATACTTTTCAAGTAGTCCTTTGAATTCAGATACACGATCAGAACCTACTACCATAGTTACACCAGAATATCCTTCCTGATTAAGGTTGGATAATACATTAAAGATGTTAGACATATCAGCATCGTTTACGATAGCATCAGAATGTTCTTTAAACATCTGTTGCATATACTGAATTTTAATTTCTGGTTCCAATGGATTCTTTTTAGGATCCACTGTTCTACTAGGATAGATCCTGTAGCTATCAGCACCTTCAGCAGCAACAGTTGAAAGTAATTTCTCGTGTCCTACTGTAGGGGGATTGAAACGTCCGAATGTGAGAGCGATATGTCCAAGTCCTTCTCCACCGTTCTCTGGCTTATGTGCATCTTCTTCAGCACCTTGTTGAGAACCAACAGCAGCCTGTTCTGCTTCCTTGGGATCTACAGCAACAAGACGTTCACCACCTTCCGACTTAGCAACAATGTTACCTTGACGATCAGCATAGTATCCGTGTCCTGCGTGTGACAATCCTCTTTTGGCAGCAGCTTCACCAGCAACTGTTCTCGCTTCAGTTAGGAATTGACTTAACTTCATCTCATCTTTTAACGTTTCCTTATATATTTATCAGCCCCAATTCTTCTCGATATTAAAGTTGACGCGGGAAAACTCCAGTCTGTCAACCAATTTGAGAGCAGAACCAGATTTAATTGCAACAAATCCTTCGGGTGCAGTTACTTTAAACCCAGTATCAGTCTTAATATAGGTACCAATACCCTTTACTTTTTGTAACTGTTTAATTACCATACTTTTTGCCGCGATCAGGTTCATATATGATGCAACTGTCATATAAATTGCACGATAATTTGACTTCAAAAACTTCAAACCATCTGATTTAATCTTCTGATACTTTTTCTTTGTTGTTTCTTGTTTCTTACTAGCAATCTCTTTGTCAAGTAAATCTGTATAGAACTTTGTAAACCCAGTAGCAACTACCTGTACGTTCTGAATCTTCTTACCACCTCTAATAAAACTATTAAAGTATTGTTTAAACAATGCAGAAAATAGGAACCTACCGTCATTCTTACCACCAAGTATATCCAAGAAAGAAGATGCTTGTTTCAATGATCCTTCTGTCTTATTAACTGCTGCAAGATACTTTGCTTTCTCACTAGATGTCATAACAGATGCACCTGTTACATCAGAGAAGTCAGATGAGAATACTGTTACATTCTTATTACCTTGGAATGGTGCAACGTTTGCACCAAACGATGCTGTCATATCACGTACAGCAGGACCTCCAGAATATGTGGTATGAAATACGATACCCATCTTAGATGCCTTGATCTTCTTTGCTAGTGGTGTCTTTGCAGGTACTGCATAGGTTATTGTGTTAGGTGTGAAAGAAACACACTGTTCACCGTTGATAGTTTTAGATCCTAGATCATTTGTATACAACAGATCACCTTGTAATACTCCTTTGATACCCAACTGTGGTAACAACTTAAGGCAAGTCTTTAATTTATGTGCTAGTTCACCGTTATACCATTCATCTATATCTGAATCTGATAAGCAAATCTTTGGTGCAGTTTTATTGAATACTGATTTAGTACCCACAAAGAAGTTCCCTGTTGCAGGGTGTTGACCACATACTACAGCAGGTGCACCATCCCACTTGGTTGTGATTCTAATATTAGAAGAAGGTTCAGTTAACATCTGTCCTAATTCTCTTAAGAATGCTACTGCATTCTTTCCACCTGCTGATCCATTATTTAAAATATCATCCTCTAGGTGTTCAAGGTGTGTGTTTGCCATTAAACTTCGTATCTTACTACAATGCAGTTTCTCCTAAGTCCTGTAACTTTATCCCTTCCCCTACCCTTCATAGCGAGACGGACACCAGCAACAGCCATAACTTTAGCAACTTCTGCTTTACTTATTGGTACTATACCACTTTCTGTCAACAAGTGTGTAGCTGTTTTATCAGAACTCTTACCAAACTGTAATGCACCTGTCATACATTCGTGTGTCAAATTATACTTGAAACATTCGTAGACTTCTGCAACGTGTGGTTTCTTCCTACTGCCTAGCACTTCTTGGAACTGTTCATTGAGACCACCTGTTTTTCGTACGTCAGTCATCAATGCTCTCGCTTTTGACTGCATAATAGTACCAGTATTGTTCTCAAACTTTTCTGTCATCCGTTCAAGTATTGCTTGTATATGTGCTAGTGCTTGTTTATCTTCTCTTCCACCACCACATTCTTTGATAGTTTTCTTGAGAACTTTTTCAAGTACAGCAGCAGACTTATCAATACCTGCACTGGTTAACTGAAAGGATTTACCCCATTTCATACTGCATCTATATTTAGTTCCACCACTCTCAAACTTGATGTCTGTCTTTGGTTCTTCACCACCTCCAGACATCTTTTCAAATGAACTATAGTAACTTTGCTTTGCTCTTAGATCAGTTGATCTAGGTGCATACTGTTGTACTAATTCATTTGCTTTTGTTTTGATGTCACTAGGAATACTTGCGTATGCTTTAGATGCTTTCTCAAAAGCAACCTGTTGGTCTGAAGTTTTGTTGTCAACCATTACAGTTGCGTGATACATCACAGCGTGTTCGAATTGTAGTCCTTTGTTTGCCACAG